GAACATCTCGGTTTGGATATTTTATCGCAATCATACCGTATAAGTCGTCTGCTATCATCTCGCAACTTTTGTAATCCAATTCTAGTGTGGTTGTTGAATAAAGATTCAACAGCCACCTTTTAAACTGAATAAACTCAATATCCCTATCGTTGTGAAATACTTCTATCGCCACTTTAAAGTGAAAAATGTGACGATGTGGGTTCGCTAAAAAACTAACGTCTGTTAGATTTGGGTCTGTAGCAGCAGCTGGATAACAATGAATGCCTTCACGCTGAAAAGTTACCCATATAAGTCGTTTTGCACGATTCATAATACGATTTCTTTTTTCTGCCAATGCTTGTGTTAATTGATCTTCCATTACTCATCTCCATAGCCAACACGTTCATAATTTTCTTCAAATTGTAAACGGTTGTATTGTTTAATTTGCGACATAACCATATCTAATTCATTTCGTAAATTAGTTAACTGATGAGGTTGTTCAGTTAAACTAATTTCTTTACTAAGAATTCTTTTTTGCTTTTCTAAAGATTCAATTAATTTTATATAATTCATTTATTCTCCGATCGTTATTAAATCTAGATTTGGTTTTAATTTGGTTTTTACTTTTTTCTCAGGTTTATGTTTAACCGAGTCAATATTTTCAAAGTGTTTACGAAATTGAGTATTGCTATTAACAGTTTTTTTGCCTGAAAATCCCTGACTCCCAGACTGAATTTGTTGCCAATAAGAACTATAACTATCAATCATGTCTAAACTTTTCTGTCTATCGTTTAATGAAAAAATCTTATCTACGAGTTCGCCAAACTTGATATCCTGAACATCATGCAATAACATTTCAGGTACAACACCTTTCTCATATTGACGATTGGCTTCTTGTACAGCAATCATATGCTGATATACGTTGTGCGCTTGTAATAATGTATAACTCAATGTATCCCAACTTGTTTTTGTTTCTTTACCATGTTGACCAAGAAACCCATGACCTCTATAACACAAATCTTTAATCAATAGTTTATCAGTTACTGGACTATCTGTAAAGATTTTGTGGATACCGTCATCCAGTACTGCGTCACTAAACTTGCGATTATCGGTTGCATAGTTTTTGTTTTCGGCAGTTTTTTCCATACTATATGACCATTTCTTGCCATATTCAATGTTGTTGTTAAAGTATGCAAGACCTTTAGCTGCACTAAAGAATGGGCTAGCACAGTCAAAAGTAATTTGTAATTTTGGATTGTGATACTTGCGAATAGCACGTTGTATATCGGTAAAGATTACAGCATATTCTAAAATGCTCGTACCCAAACAGTGAATAAGATCATGCTTACCTTCTTGCAATAATCCATCGTGTATAATGCCAACTAAACGCTTTAATGTAAGATGAATATCGATTTTATTCTGACCACCAAACGCCCAGCCATTAAAATGATTTTTTGGATAGATGTTTGGGTCACAATATTTCTTCATTTCATTGTACCACTCATCACTTTGTTCATGATCCAAACCTTGCAATACATTTAAGAACTTACATTCACCATTACGATTATTAATAAAATATTCGTTGTTAATGTGTGTAGCAGTAATAGCTTGTTCGATAGTTTGTATACCATGTAATGAATTACCGTCTTTGTCTTTCATTCCATAAGTTTGCAATGATTGACTGGGAATGTCAAGACACATACCATAATCCATGTATGTGTCCATCCATTTCAAAACAGCTTTGCGTTTAGCCATAGCACGTGGGCAGTTAGGATCTTTCCAATCAGCAGGCCATTGACCTTTTAATATCTGAAAGCCACCACTATCCCCCAACATAAAAGTATTTTTTTCACGTTTGCGAATAATACTTTCACCATGATCATCAACTGTCGTATCTAAGTTAGCATGACCTGCACTATATAGACCCCACTTATAATAGAACAATCCTTCTTTACTATTAAGAAAGTTTAACTTTTCTACGTCGCCGTTAAATTTCTGAGGTATACGTTCAGGGGGAAAATAATTTTCTCCTTCACGTTGTCTTCCCAAGCCACTAATATAAAAACTACTAACAGCGGGTAAGAACAATGCCCATTCAGAACTTTGGCTCAGTGTGAGGTCTACTTGTTTCATTGCGTTAATTTTTTAACCATTTTTATTTTTTGTTTAGCAATTTCAATAGTATCTACTAAGTCTTTAATTGTAGGATTGGTTTCTGCTAATCTTTTTAACTCAACTTCTTCATTCATTTTCTTTTCTGCCCAGTTTAAAACTTTTGAAGTACGTTCGTCAAGATCAATGTTTACATAATTAGGCATTGAGTGCCAATAACTACCTGCATCAATTTCAAAACACATACTGGAGTTATTCCAACGCACTGCTCCTTTAGCAAAAGGGGTACTTGGTGTACCAGAATATCCTATAGTTTCTTTACTACCACCTTCTGTAATTTTAAAAAGATTGACAGTTATCATATTACTTTTGTAGTGCCGGGAATAAAAATTGATAAGTTGCAATACCGCTATCTAATGTGATTTCTGCAACACCCTGATCGCTAAAGCGAACTTTTTTATTGTCTCCTGACAATTCAACAATAGATGTAAAAGCTTTTACTGGATAACTCCAAGCTTTAGTTAATTTACCTGAATTAGAAGTGAATACAAAGTCACCTGAGTGGTTAGCAGGATCGCCAAAATAGAAACGAATATCATTACCGTCGCTTTTGACAGTAAAGGTTTCTTGTGTTGAAATAGCTTGCGCCTGACGTTTTAATCGTGCAATAGCATCTATTGTTGGTTCAAACTCAACAGCCCATGTAGCACCCTTAAATGTTACTGGTTTAACGCGATCTTCTACAGTAGCTTTAGCCATTAAACGATAATCGTTTTTATAATCACCTGATTTTGTTTCAAAATGAATATTAGTTGGCTCACCGTCGCTGTTCTTTTCTACAGTAATGATAGCACTTTCATTATAATCTGTTTCGTTTGACAAAATAGTTTTTAATGTGCTTAAGCTAGGCATACCAAATGTGCCAATAAATTCACTAACAGGAGTGTTAAATGTACCATTAATGATTACAGTTCGGTCATCAGCTAACGCAAGCATTTTAGTTTCTTTGTCGGTACCAATGATTTTAAGTAATTCAATAACGCCCAAGCCGTTAGTGTGTTTAATCAATTCTAATAAATTATCTTTCATGTTTTTCCTTTGTTGTTAAAATATTTAGGCATTTATATTGTGTATTATAGTGGAATAAATTAAGAAAATCAAGTACTTGTTTAACCAAATGAAAATAATGTATCAAATGTGCTATTTGTATCTGTAGAACTTTTTAAATCCCAATTCAATACGCCAAGTAAGTTGTCAATTTTTTTATCGACTAGTGTGTTTTCCATTTCTAAATCATCAAATGGCAATTCAATAAACCATTTAGGCAATCTTAATTCATCTACTGGATACGCAATACTTGTAAAGTTTAATGGGTTGTTGCGTAGTTTACAAACAACTACCTTCATACCATCAACAATCTTCATACTATAATTGTCCCCATTTACTCTACGCAGATAGTTCCAATTCAATGCTCCGCGAACATGTCCCGGCATGTTTGCTTTTCCTGTACTGCTATTGGCTTCTTTTTCGCCATACATAGTAAGATTGTTTACAGACTTTGGACTACCCTTTGTCCAACTATCTTGTTGACTAAGCATGTTTTTAAAGTCTTTGATTTTTTCAATTACTTGTTCTTTATTACTACCAGCCAATACACTTTCAAGTACATCCATTAAGAACTCTTGAACATACTTTGGAGTATCTGCTCGTTTAAGATCAAGACCCATTGCTTTGATATTACCACGTTTACCGTTTACATCTAATCTTTTGCCTTCTTTATCAAAGATATTGATAGCATAGCGTTTCTTTGTAATGAATAAACTACGATCACCAATTAGTTCGCGTCCTGCTTTGATGATTTCTCCGTTCTTTCTTGGCGCATGGAATGCTCGTTCCATGAAGCTGGGAAAAGTAGCGTTGGTCTGTTCAGCAATGCTATCATAAAGTTGGATAACATTTTCTTTAGTCCACTCCAATTCACCATTATCTATTTGCTCCTTAAGTATTGTATATGCGCTAAAGTAACAGCTATCAGTATCACCATAAACAATAGCTTGACCTTCGTGATTGTATTCGCCTGTTGCAATTTCATTTATAGTACTCATCATATGTCTAACAATCTGACGACCACTTAATGTTACGCTTTGACCAATACGTTTGTCATAAAAACGACAGTGTTCATTCAACAATGCTCCATAAGCACTGTTCAATAAAATTTTACGAACCAATTGACGTTTATCCCAATACGCACGTTCTTCGGGTGTAGTAGACTCTTTAAGTTTCTTTTGCATGACTTTACGATCACTATACCATCGTGATAATAGTCCGGGAATTACGCCTTCATTGTCATATCTAAAAATTGTACCGTTAGCACTTAGAATATATGGTTTATGACTATCAAATATCAACTTCCATACTTCTGCCGCGCTTTTTGTTTCAGTGCGTCCATCTGCATAATCAATTGTGAGTTCTGTGCCCCGTTCTTGATTCATAACGCTAGTATATTCTAGTGCACCAAATGTTCCTTCCCATAGTTTACTGCCAGTTTCAATATCGCTTTCGTCTTCTTTATATCGTGCTTTTTTGCTGGCTAATTCACGACCCTTATCAAGCATATATTGATCAGATAATATTGGTCTTAGTTGACCAACAATTGTTTCTGGAGCCATGTTTAATGCTCGAATCACACTGGGATACAGACTGTTAATATCAACTGCGCCTACCCATTCATGTATGCCACGTTTAGGATTGGCGACAAACGCACCAGCTGCTGGACTTGTTTCTGTTTTATTTTCGTCACGCTTTTTCTTATCTGGAATTACAAGCCCACGCTCGTGTGCCTCGTTCATAATAGCCATTTCAATCATTGCTACAGAACCCATAACAGTTGGCAACAATACAGTATTTTCATGTGCTAGTTGATTTGCCAATTCTAAGAACTGTAGTTTCTTGTCAATCTTAACAAGCAACATTGTATCCTGACGATTGTATTCTAAGAATCTTTTGAAGTCTTTATTGTAAAGTTGGTCAAGTGTACCTTCATATTGAGTTTTGTTTTCACCAACTTCCATTTCACCAATAAAGTCTAGTTTATAACTATGGCGACTTTCATAGTTGTACTTCTTATACAACTGTAGATAGTCCATGTGTATACGACCAACCAAATCATAAGTTGTTTCAACTTTACCAAATCGTTCATATTCACGTGCTTTTGGAAGCTGACCAAGCAAACAGAATTTGCGTGTGTCATCTTTGCTCATTACACGTGTTACACGATTGACAAGATAGGGAATATCGTAACCTTCTGAGTTCCAACCACTGAGTACGTCTGCGTCTTCGATTAGTTTGAAGAATGCCTCAAACATTTCAATTTCACTGCGAAACATTATACAATTATCAAATTCATCGATAATATCCTGTGCAGTGTCATCACTCATACTCTTTGGTGGTATGCATAATGTTACAAGTTGATCTAACCAAGTCAAATACAAACTAATTGCTGTGACTTTATTAAATGGATCGTTAGTTGGGCTAAAGCCTTTTTCTGGATCAAAATCTACTTCAATATCGAAAAATACTGTGTGTAGTTTTGGCGCATCAACTTTTAGATAGTGTTCGCTAAGACAGCGAAACACTACGTTTACATCGCTTTCAAATATCTTTTTATTGCCATGTATACGTCTTTCTTTTTCAAATTCAGCTTTTTTACGACTGCTGAATCTACTGACAGGATCTCCATACATACTACGATACTTGCCTTTTGGATCGGCATAGTACAATACATAGTTAGCAGGATACTCGTTGTAAGTTCGCTTGCCGTCTTTACGTTCTACAACAAATATCCTATCAGTTTGTCTATCGTGTAATGCGTCAATGTAAGACATTAAACAGTTTTACCTACTGTTTCCAAAATAGTATTCAATTCTTCGTTTTCTTTGTTAGTTTCGCCCAATTTCATCTTATGAGCAACTTTGATAGCTTTCTTAAGTACACTTGCTTTGATTTCTAATTCTTCAGCAACAGCTTTGATTGTGTCGTTAAGCCCGCCACTTAGTGTTTCAACTTCGTGCATTACAGCCAAACCTTCATTAATCAATTGTGTCAACTTAATTTTGGCTTCATTATTAAAACTTCGTTCAGTCATTGTATCTCCTTGAATGTATTAATTATTATATAGAGTTATGCATAAAAGTCAAACATTTTGTGTAATTAAATCCCCAAACCCCATAAAATTAAAAAAATCTTAATATTAATCGTGTTAAATATTGTTGTATGCGAAAACCTAAAAAACCCAAAATATCAGTATTTTTACACCATCCCTATTGTTCGGCGCATTGTGCTGTAAGTATACACGAGGCGTTGTGGAAAAAATACAATGTTGAACTTTTTCAATTACAAGATTTACACAAGCCCAAAACACTGCGCGGCACTAAAATAATTTTATTTCCAGGTGGTGCGGGTGACAGTCAAAAGTTTCAAAGAGATATAGTACCACATAAAGAACCAATACTTGAATACATGGACAAACGTGGCAAGTATCTTGGTATATGTATGGGGGCATACTGGGCTGGTTCATTATATTTTGATTTACTTAAAAATTTAGATGCTGTGCAGTACATTAAAAGACCACGTGCTGATGTGCGTAGAAGTCATGGCACAACTGCTGAAGTAGATTGGTTAGGACAAACTACCAAAATGTATTTC